CCCATTGAGTGCGTGTTGAACTGTGAGAATAGCCATCCCGAATGGTTGAGGTAATTGCAAGCAGACAGGGGTGTCAAGTCATCCTACTACCATGGTACAGACAAATTCATCTAGGAATTCAGCTCTACAATAACAAACCAGAAACTACTCTTAGACAAAGGCGAGCTCAACAGGAAGGAATTAGTAGCATCATTCAATCTGAATAAGACTATCAAACAGCGGCTCAAGAATGAGAACAATCACTAACATTCTAATATGATTCTTGGGGAAGATGGCAGACATTACTTGACCGGAGCGTGTGTAATGAACGGTTTTTCAATCAGACCTGACTCTGCAATGCATATCGAACTTAAGAAACACCAACTGCAGAATTTAGAAAAGTAGCGAGACCATGAACCAATAGTAGCAGCGTACCAAATAGGACCGGTATTCCAAGATGAAGAGGACTCAAGATACAATGTCACCTGCCCGTGTCCCTTAGCCAATTTGTAAGCAAACTACCACAGATTGTCAAATCCACCCACGAAAATGCCAAAGTGGTTTGCAGAAGCTATCAATGACTGTGTGAGGCTGCTGATGCGCCATCTAGTTTCGTCAGGAAGGCAAAACCCTTATACCAATAACTCAATAGTGCAAAACGCTTATGACAGCATAGACAGAATGGACAAGCTAAACACCAATGAGAAGAATAAGAGAAAATAAGACATCAAGAGAAGATTGGATGACATGACATAGAACATCGAGAACAGGGTCGACGCGTTCTCTAAGGCTGAAGTTCTGGTAGGACATCGTATAGGCAGGGGAATTAATGCTAGGTAGGCTGTAGTTCGTGATTTGACAGATATGGTGAATCAATACGTGCAAACTCACTTGTATGGTCTTCCAACATTCACTAAGGGTTGTAATTCCATGTAAGTAGCAGAAAGACTGGGTGAATTGGTGGGTTAAGCGGAGTATGTCTTTGAAATTGACTTCGGAAGTTACGATTCTACGTAAAGTCTCGCCTGTAGACAGTGGGAGCTGACGATCTTGGAGTAGTGCTGCGATGACAGCGATGTAATCAATATGTGGAAGGCTGTAGCAATGTGTGACAATTATGTTTGCCATTCTGGGTATCAGATGAGGTCGAGCAACTGCAGACTGTCGGGGGAAAAATCTACTTCTTGGGGCAATACTATCATCACTCATATGTTCCTTAAGATGGTGTGCGCCCTTGCAATTAATGAAAATGATGTGGATCAAGCTCTTAAGTTATTGATGAAAGCATGCCAGAACGGAGAAGAATTAACATAATACCTGACTAAAGGATTGAAATGTGCTGGGATGGTTGAGGGGGATGACAATGTGTTCGCTTCTGATAGAGATGTCACTTCTTCTATTGAGCTAGCTGCCAAGTTGTTCGGTTTCAAAGCTGAATACACGAAAACCAATGGAGAAAGTTTTCAATTCTGTAAAGTCAGAGTGACAGATAATGGTATGGGGGATAGGTCTTCTGCCAAAAGCTTGCCAAGTGTCATGAATAAGTTGGGTTGGACAACCAAGAACGTCAAAGCAGGTAGTAAGAGAGAGGCTATGCTGACTCAGAGCAAGCTGTTGATTACATGGATGATGTACACTGATAGTTTACCTGGAATGGATGATTTTGTGGCAGCAATGTTGGATTCTTTCCCTGATAATAGAAGATATGTCAAGTTTGTCAATGGGCAATTGAAACCGCATTCGGCATTAAACAAGTATCTGATAGAATCAGGGTATAGAGTGAATTAAGA